TGTTCGCACAACGGACTGGACCTTGTGGCGCATGCTGAACCATGGCAAGCGCGCAGGGCGCGCGACCTCTTGGGTCGCCCTTCTCTGGTACCTTGTGGCAAGTGGTCAGATTCCTTATTTGGAGTCCATCGAGGAAGCCATCCGTGGACATCTCCTCTACCGTCTGCACAATCGCGAGAGTGACTTTACTACACTCAGCCTGTCAGGGAGCAAGAATCATCAGCTTCTGATGGCACCCACTGCGTGTGCCATTGTCTGGATACTCTTTGCAGGGGCAGTCCTTCGCCTTCCTACTGAGAAGGATCCTCTCCGCCTTCATATGGCAGCGATCCCTATTCTCCTCAAATTGCTGGAACTCCTTGGCATCTCCCTTCCCCCTGAATGCGAACAGCACATCCTCCGCACACGTGTCCTACTTGACATGCTGCGGGTTGTGGCGCAGAAGGAGGTTACACTTCCACAAATGAAGCGACACATCCGCGCGTTGTTCCAAAAATCCGTGCGCATGTCTGCTGGCGATTACATCCTCCTGGACGGTCCTGCCGCAGCAGATGTTTCTGCCATTCTAGCAGATCTTCCCCCTCTATGGCAGGGATTGTCGAAGGAGTGGCTCTGGACGCTTGTATGCTTGATCAATCCAAATAATCTTGCACCTGGCAACCTTCCAAATCTGTTTGAACCAGCTCCTGCACCACCTGTGATTTCCGTATGGACAAATATCACAATACGACTGCCTGTAAAGCCTCATCCTCGCACTTGTCGCCCTCTGACACTGGATGAAACGCACATAGGTGCTGTTGTTGGTATAGCCTATCCTACTCATGTGGGCAAGATCTTCTCCACCGACGAGTTATTCGCACAGTTCGTAGAGACACACAATCGCCTTCCCCGCGATCTCCATGAATTGCTCACATTCTTTGCGAGTAAGTCCGAGACTCTCCCTGCTGCCGTCATACAATTTGCGGAATCTGTTCTTGCAGATTATGTCCCGTTTATTCGGGCACTGGGAGCAGCCAAGTTTCTTCAAGTACGCGGGGTTGTTGCTATTTCTGCGAATGATGCCACTGTCTTCGACTATGGCATTTGTCGATTTATCGCACGCCGCGCTGCTTCCGTCAGTCGACTGAAGGATAAAGTTGATCCGAAAACTGGAAACATCCAACAACATCAACGTGCGAAGATTGAGAGTGGAGCCGCACCATGCGCTGACCCTTAGTCATATTTGCACATTCTACATAGTTTACATAGTTTACATTTTTTTAATGCTACGGAATATATGCTTTGCATATATTCCGTAGCAAAATTAGATGTCCAGTACTCCTGCCACAAGTTTAACCTTAGTAAGCAGCGGATTAGCAGAAAGTCGGTTGCAACCGCCGTTTGGTCGTCCTGAAGTATCGCAGTTTATCACAGTCGTTCGCAAAACCACACGATGGGCAGCCCAACACCGTCGTATAAATTTTGATGGTCAACCTACCTTTGGAACCAAAGTATCTTTGACATTGCCAAGACTTGCAGAACTGGTAGGAGATTTAACATTAGTGGTCACCCTCCCCGATCTCCTTACACCTCAATTAGCTGCCATTCAAGCAGCGGGTGGAACCAGTCTCACCGATCTTAGCGGATTCTTAGGACCGCTCTTCGGTTGGACGAATTGTATCGGTCATGCCATGATCAACATGATTGAATTGGAAATTGGAGGAGCCATTGTGGATCGCATGGATGGACGATTGTTGGAAGTCTTAGATGAGTTATATGAACCATTAGAAGCCCTTCCTGCAAAGAATCAAATGATTCAACGAAATCCAACGAATTATTCACCTCTAACATCGATCGGTCCATCTGGTGGATTGACCGTTTATGTTCCTCTTCCCTTTTGGTTCTGTTCTGGATCCTTAGCCCAATATCTTCCCTTGGATGCCATTTCAGCAGAATCGGTAGTGGTCCATGTCACCTTTAATCCATTAAATACATTGACGTATACGGATGCACGTGTCGATTCAGACACAGGAAGTGTCTACAATCCCGTGACATATCCTGGTGCCATGTTAATGGCAGTGGGATCTTCCTTTTGGAGATCTAATCCTGTGTCTGCTCAGCGAGTCTATGGATTAAATCGCACCATTCCCCCCACAGGGATTTCAGGAGAACTCATTCCAGGAATCACGATGCCAAACCTTGTCTTAGGAGATACCTATATTTTAGCCGAGTATGTCAGCGTGGAAGAACCTGAAGCCATTGCATTACGTTCCTCTGAATTAACCTATTTTGTAGAACAACACAATGCTGTTCCTGTCTTAGCATCGGAACGAGCCACAGAAATGCATATTCCCTTAGAACTTCGTAATCCAACCAAAGAAATTTTTTGGGTACTACAACGTCCTGAAGCCGCAGACTATAATGCATGGTTTTTATTCACACGCGATTTGTCAGGGGGTGGAGTTCAAGCTCCTTGGTGGCCTGATGCACAACTAACTCTTACGCAAGCAAATGATTGGATGGTCTTGCCGGCTTTTCGAAATAGCTTCTCAGAACCATTAGCGGGTGCTACCCTGCTGTACAATGGCGAAGAACGATTTGATCAAACAGGAGGATCCTTTTTTCGAACCTTAATTCCTACTTTGCATTATAAAAAAACAGCGGTACATGATCGGTATATTTACGCCTGGTCGTTCGGTCTTCGCCCGTCCTTGCAAGGAGATGAAGATTCTTCTGTAGGAGAATCTTACGCTCCACGAGGAACTGCCAATTGGGACAAGATTCCAAGAAAAGAATTGTATCTTCGCTTAACTCCTGCTAAAGGAGGCGGAACTCCGCCCTCTGTGAATGCCTATGTGTGGACCACTACCTGGAATGTGATGAAGGTGTTTGGTGGTCGTGCAGGAATGTTGTTCGACTATTAGAACAATATCATAATCTTATGTTGGAAGGTTCAAGATCTTTTTTATTTCATGAATTTTTTCTTCAGCAGTTTGTTTGGAATTGAGTATGGCGCGAATCTTATCTAAAAGTTCTTCCATAGATTCTTTTTCTTTTTCTTCTTCCTCTTGGTCATGACAATCGCAACGGCAGACTAGATTGTGGCAGTAACGACCACAATCTTCACACGTATCATGACAGGTGCAATAACAATCTTCATTTGGACATTCTTCACATTCGCAAATATCTTTGAGTTTACGTTTGCAATCATCTCCTTCACAGGTATTTATTGGACATCTTGATATATGATCCTCGTCTTCTTCAGGCGGTTCAAGGCAATCGCAATAACATTCGCAAGACATTTTATTACATTTATATAGTATAAATGTGATAAAGATCAATTTTTTTAATAGTGATTATAATAATATACAGAACATGCTTTTGCAGGAACTAGCACCATGGCATTGGCAGTAAACCATCCCATATGCACTCCTTTTTTCATAAAGGTGATCAGGTGTTGGGTGGCATCCGCATCGACCACCCACCCTAATTCATGAAAGCGACGGATCCAATCAATGCGCGGTCGGCAGTTGATATGACCGGTTCCTCCTTGTCCAGGCAAGGCTGCTGAAAAGAGTAAGGTATCACAATGATTGGTAAGATTTGTTAAGACCTCATTCCAATAACGATCATCAATATGTTCTAAGACTTCTAAACAGATCCCAAGGGTATTGGCTTTTTTTCCAAAAAACAGAGGAACCGTTAAATCTGTTTCAATGATATCTGAACAAAGCGCTGCTCTTACAGCCTCTTTGGAAAATTCAAAGCCTTTGCTTTCAATCGTTGGAAGGCGTTTCTTCACCTCACGTAAATATAATCCGGTTGAACATCCAAAATCATAAAACACAGAGGGTTTTATATATGTTTGAATATAATCCGCTAGCCGAACAGCTTGCGGCAGTTCGTCGCTTTCAATCGCTTTGTGAAAGGCGGCAGAATACATGATCTATGATCTAGTTACATGTTACATGTTTAAGTTATTTGTAATCGCTTCATACAATCTTCCAATAAAGCAGATTGAACTCGGATTCGTTCCTTGTGATCTTCTTGCAATTCGATTAATCCAGCAAAGCGATTATTTTGCCCTTTCCTGTAGTCTGAATGACCACTATCACAGGGTGTATTTGTGTGTGCATTCCATAACACAATGGATTTATCATTGCAAAGAAGAGGCAGCCATACGTGAAGGCGATGGGTTGTAACTGATTTTGCATGAAATAAATTATATGTATGCTGTACAGCATGGTAAATCCATTTTGGATGTTGATCAAATTTTCCTTCTTGGGTTACTTTGCAAGAAAGATCAGATCCTTTTAATTGGATAGGCATATCTACAAACACATGCGTGTCTGAATAATCCAATGTTGGTGTAAAGCCGAGTAATACATCATTTAAATTTAAAATCATAGTGAGACAGCCGCTAAAATAGGAGGAAATTCCAAACGCCTCTAACATGTGTGCTGTAGATTTGTCACGGCATCCAATCGGCTGATACTCTTTATAATATGCAATTGTTGCAGATGTCATCATTCGTGTATCTCCTATATGAACACTCACATACAATGGATGCATCCATGTTGGAGGCGGAAAATCGAAGTGACCAGAGTATTTATATTCAGACATCCACCAACCATTGCAAATAGTTACAACTTTCTTACATCCTTTTGCATCTGCTCCTGATAGATTATCTCGATCGATCCAAATAATCGGAAGTCCATTCATCATATTTGTTTTAATACAATCCTGTAGGAAGTCCGAAAAGGTTCCTTTTCGTCCAAAATGGTTCCACCAGACATAACAGGCTGCAGCCGTTTGGTACCAATCTCCAATATTATTTTTCCAATCTTTATTTACAAGTCTATAGACAAGAATTCCAATTCCATCCATCTTTCTTTTGCGTAAGATATAAACGATCCATTTATACCTTATTTATAAAATGAGCACCATCCGTCTCCACATTCCTGCCATTCCTCACACCCTTACGACGTTAGAGTACAGTCATTGTGCTTTTACGGGGAAGGTTCTCCGTTTTGCCCCGATGATGCGCAGTCGCGGCTTTGAAGTGTACCATTACGGAGTGGAAGGATCCGAATCAGGAGCCAATGAACAAATTCAGTTGATGACAAAAGAAGAATGGTCTACTATGCGAGAACAAAGTTACAAGGTTGTAAAACCAGAATTATCTATGGAAACGATTCGGGCAAAGTTATCCGATCCCACTCAATTTGTAGGAGAGCTTGCCAATTTTGATACTCCCTTATACATTGAATTTAATAAACGACTTCGTGTGCAACTTATGAAACATTATCGAAGTACTGCAACAGATATTTTCTGTCTTCCCTTATTTCCCTATAAAGGAATTGATGGACTTCCCATTGTTGCCGTGGAATCTGGTATTGGATATCCCAATTCTTCTTTAAACTATCGTATTTTTGAATCGTATGCCTGGTTGCACGCGCATTTAGAGAAAGGATTTGGAAAAGATTATTGGTTTGTGGTTCCTAATTATTTTGATGTGAGTCATTGGACCTTTAATCCTACTCCGAAGATAAATACCGTTGGATTTCTTGGACGAATCTACGATGGAAAGGGGTGTCATGAAATTGTGGAAATGGCGCGAAAGTTTCCCACTACACGCTTTGTGTTGTGCGGGCAAGGAGATCCCAGTCGTTATCTGGTCGAACCCAACATCTTTTACAAACCTCCCATTCATGGACTGGAACGATCTGATTATCTAGGATCCTTAGTGGCATGTGTTGCTCCGACGGGATTTGTAGAACCGTTTTGTGGAGTAGCGGTAGAAGCTCAGTTATGTGGAACTCCTGTGATTACCAAAGATTACGGAGCACAAACGGAAACTGTGGAAAACTTTATAACAGGACTTCGCTGCCATACCTTGGCAGATTATCGGCATGGAATTCAAATGGCATTGGATGGCAAGTTTGATCGCGCTTATATCCGTGAACGAGCTGTGAAGTTGTACGACATGTACAATGTTGCCAAACAGTATGAATATGTGTTCAAGACGATTCTAGATGTTCACAATGGAAAAAATGGATGGTATAGTCCTGATACACATATTACAGCCTTGCGTTCTTAAAATTGATAAATTCTAGAATAGATGTAGGAAGGGTTAAACAAGATGGACTTTCCAGCCTACCCCTTTGATAATGATCATATTGATTATAAACTGATATGGTATAGCCATCATCACACCTATATTGAAGATTATTTCAAACTAGTTACGACTCACTATCATGAATGGAAAAAAACAAAAAGTATCTATAATATGAATGATGCATTACATTATATAAAACATATCAGTGATTATACACAATCGCTAAAAAAGTATTTCCACTTGCATACAGAAGAGTTTCTAAAACTCTTTCCAAAAGACAATGAACATCACTTTATTCAGGATACAAATTTAGCCATCCGTGATATTCTTAAACAAACAAATCGAATCTATTGCAATATTCGACGCAATGCTCCTCATGATTTATCCTTGCTACCATCTCGTATATAAAAATTGAGTATACATATTTTTTTTCTAAAATATGTATAATCATCATGTTTCTCATTCCTATATATCCAACGGATCCAGTAGAACGAGTGGAATGGTGCAGTCAATATGAACACAATATCATGTATTACGTTAATCAGATTTATTTTGAACATATGTTTTATAAACACTATCCACATACATTTGTCCTTCATAATACATTTCATGTAATTGATCAACTTATAAAAGAGATGAGAGCTTATATTATTGCTGTGAATAATTATATAGAAAACGAAAAATATTTACAATGTTTAATCTCATCTGATAAAATGACAAATGCAATTCGTCCGATTATAGATCGTATTGAATTTCATGAAAAAAATACAACAAATATTTACATGAAATATAAGAGACTTTATAATCAGTATCCTCCTCCCCCTCTTCCAACCTCTTCACCTATTGTATTGGAGGAAGATCAAATAGATTTTCAAATTCGTTGAAGCTGACATTGTATTCCCTTAATTGTCGAACCTTGTTGTTCGACTATTTCCATAAGTTTTTTTGTTGCTCCATAATGCATTGCATTTAATTGTCCAGATTCGATGGAACAAAAATCATCATATCCATAACTTGAGGTTATAGAGACAGAATTAGGAAAGATCTGTTGAACTTCTTGGGCTATAAATCCAAGCTGATGGCGATCTCGAATGATGGATGAACTTTGAAAATTAGAATTCCATTTAAAATACTTGAGATTAATCCCTTGCATGGTAGAATAGCAAATGGTTGTATCTGCATTTACTATATTTTCTTTGACACGCTGATCTGAATCATTAAAATATTGTCCAGATACATGTATATTTCCAAGGACATCAAGATTATATCGTGGAGCATTGCATCCAATACCTGCATAGTATACGCCAGCGGATCCTGACGGATATCCCAAATACAAGGATGGGTTGGAAACGGGGGCTCCCCATGCATAAAATGCAATACTTGTACTTTCACCGCTTTGCATTCCAAAAATGCTTGATACATTCGTTCCTTGAAGACCATTTCCAAACCAACCTACATATGCTGAACCCAGCGGTTTTTGAAAAGTTATATAGAGTGGATTAGAATTCTGTGCTCCTTGAAGTCTAAGACCCTCTCCATCTTTTAGAATCCGTGCTTGTCCAGTTATATCCAATGTATACGCAGGACTTGCTGTTCCAATTCCAAGACCTGTTGCATTTAAATACATTTTACTCGTGGGAGCTGCACCCACAGCTCCAATACTAAATCCAATACCTCCTGGTTGGATATCAATCTGAGATGTTGCTATTCCTGAATTTCCAATAAATGCATTCGAATTTCCTAAATTACAATTGATATAATTGTAGGACAAATGAATTCCATCTCCGAGTGATTGAAACGCTCCATACATGTATCCATACGAATTTCCACCCCCTAATCCAATGGCTTTGTATCCATTTGCTAAGGTTGGAATTACAACTCCTCCTAAGCCAAGATTTCCATTTATATTGGTAGCTCCATTCACATCCAATTGAAATTGAGGAGCATTGCAATTAATTCCTACATAGTTATTTGACGCTAAAAATAAGGATGGACTGGCTGCTCCTCCTGGATAAAATGCAATATTTGTACTTGCATCAGTCTGCATTCCAAAAATGCTCGAGAAATTAAATCCTTGAAGACCAAATCCAAACCAACCTACGTATGCTGTAAGTGTTGCTTTTTGAAAGGTTGTAAATAATGAATTAGAATCTCGCATACCTTGAAGTCTAAGACCTTCGCCATCATTAAAAACACGTGTTGTACCATTTACATCTAATCTATATGCAGGAGTATTGCAATTAATTCCTATATTAGATCCTAAACATGTAAAAAGAGTGGATGGATTTGTAAAGGTATCTGGAGAAAATACAAGAGATGTAGGAGATCCACTAATGTTGAGAGGAATTGCTGACGGTCCTGAATCAGTCAAAGTACTTGTAATAGCTCCTAAAAAAGCTACGGTTCCTGTAAGACTAGCAGCTACATTCGGTCCAGATGTTCCAACCGTTGATGCTGTTAATTGCTGTGTAGGAGGTGCAAAATTGCCTGTATAGAGTGCTTGACCAATCACAATACGCGCACTGTTGATATAGCCTTGTCCTGCTGCATCAGCATAAGGATTACTAAATAAAAAGAGTCGTTTGTATTCATTATGACTATGACTTACAGCATTGGTGCTAAGAATGGCAGTTCCATTTGAATAAAGATATGCAAAATTAGTGGATCGTACAAGAGCTAAATGACACCATACATTAGTTTGAAGAACATTTGATGCAGAAAGAAATGCATTTCCATCACTACTAGGACCAGTAGGAAAATAAAATCCAAGTCCATTTGTATAAACTCGTTGTCCGATACGAAATTCATGACCATTTGTAGGTGTTGTTGAAAGAGACATAATCGTTCCATAACTTGCAGGAGTCGCAGAAGGATTGAAATAACATTCCATGGTAAAAGTACTGCTTGCAATATTAAATGTAGAAACAGCTAATGTATAAATGGCATTATTGGTAGCAGTTGTTCTCCAACTAAAATTTGAATTTGGATTTGCAATTGTTAAACCGTTTGAATTTACAAACATTTTAGTTCTAGGAACTGTATTTGAATTTCCAACCGCAAATTGGATTTGACCGTAGCCAAGATCGAGCTGAGAGGTTCCTCCTCCTACATTTGGAATATAGGAGCGTATATCTCCATTTGCACTTGTTCCAAGATTGCAATTGATATGGTTATAGGATAAATGGATTCCATCTCCTAATGAGTTAAAAGCTCCATACATATATCCATAGGAATTACCCCCTAGTAATCCTAGTGCAGAATAATTTGTTCCTAAATCAGGAATGGGACTTCCTGCAAAGCTAAGATTATCATTCACATTAGCATTACCATTTACATCCAATCTATACACAGGTGCATTGCAGTTAATTCCCAAGGAACTAACCTGTCCTTTCAAGGAAGAAATATTCACAGCAGTAAGTGAACTGATTTGAGTTGTGGATGTTTGTAAAATACCTGGAATGCTCAGATCTTGATTGTTATTATCCCAAAAGATTTGCCGAGAGGAATCAAACCAGCGTCCACTCATTCTATCCTTATGACTGTTTTCCTGCACGAATGACCCGCAAGCGCACTTCTAACAGCTTCTCAGGATTCTTAGGACAATTCACTTCTGCCATACGACCAAATTCACGAAAGTCGATCGTTCCAGACCAGGCAGCTCCCGTTTTGACCCAGTCTGAAAGTCGGGATTTCAATTCCAATACTGCAGTACAGCCCATTGGCAGTTTTAAATCATCGCGTAGTTTTGTCATTACGGTCATCACCTGCTCTAAACGTTTGGTTGTCTCTTCCATCTTTCTGATAGACGAGACAAAGAAAAAATATATCTTCCTCCAATTAATGCCCGCCACCATTGATCTGACACGTTGTATTATTGCAATCATTCTTTCCGATAAAATAATTGTATTTGGCATCGTAGGAAGGAAAGGTGACTTTACAGGTGGTAGGGGTACAGGTGGTGTAAGAAAAACAATCTGCGGTCGGCTGTGCCGTTTGAAGTGTTGTTTTTTGAGCAAAATACCAGGCACGTGCTTTGCGTAGGCGGGTACGATCACTGGCGTCCATTTTCATCTATAAAAGGAGAGGATTTTAAAAAATTATTTAAATCTATTCATTCTCATCATCACTAATTTCTTCGTGGGGGTGAGGAGGTAAAGTAGGAAAGACTACAGGAGTAGATCTTGTTAGAGGAGGAGCAACACTGTTACTTCCATCTTCCGCAGAGGAAATCATTTCATCTTCCTCTGGATCTGCCGCAGCACTATTATTATAGGAGATCGGTTGTGACAAGGTTCGCATGTTTGCAATCTGTGTAGGAGTGCTGAAAGGGTCTGACATGTGAGAGACCAAGCGAGAGTGAAGAGGGGTCAAAGGAGGAGCAGATAATACTCCTCCTTGAGAGCTCACATAGGCGGTAGTGGAGGCTCCTGAGGAGAGCACACGCTGCAGCATAGGAGGAGGAGGGGGAATGCCACCAAATGCAGGATGATCTGCATACGGACTGGGGGCAAGACCTTCAATCATGCTATCCACTTGGGCACGT